AGCGTAGATAAATACTTCACTACCAGTAGTCTTACCATTTCCCTTCTTATCCTTTGCACCAGAGTTGAAGTGAACTTGGATGCTAACGGAACCAGCAACGTGGTTAGCGTTGTGTTTACCAACAGCTTTCGTAAGAACATCTTTAGCATTCTTACCGTTGTCTTCTGTACAGATATTAACAGTGTGACCTAAGCCTCTAAGCTGTCTGGCAACCTCATCAACAACTTTACGTGCTTCTGTAGACTCTTTAATAAGTCCAACAGCACCACATGCAGTTTTACCATCTGGGTTGTGCCCAGCACTAATGTTATATACCATACTTTACTCCTTCTCATTTGAATTGTTAACATGCAACAATGAAAGAATCTTTGAGGCTTTCAACTGAGGGCTAATCTTACACAGATTTTCCGCAATGGAAACAATCTCAGTAAGTACACTGTATAGTAAAATACCTACAAGAACTTTCACTCCAAGGTTGAAACCAATCAAGTAGCCATAGCTATCAATTAAGAATCCCAATAAGTAACAGAAAATAAACCCAACCTTCTTAAACAAACCGTCACGTAGTTTGCTAGAAGTAAGCTTCTTTTCTTTAGCGGCATAAGTGATTCCAGTAATTAAATCTAAAACGTTGAAAGCTAAGGCAAATAAAATTTGATACAGTTGGTGCATAATTAACTCCTTCCTATTTATCTTTCTAAAAGGATTATATCATGGGTCTTGAAAAAAGTCAATAGTTGTGCTATAATTTAAATAAGAAAGGAGAAAGAAATTTTTATGGCTGAATACTATGATGGAACAAAGTTGCTATCCCTTAAAGATATAACTGGTGAAACTCCAGAGATATTTATGGTTGAATCTAATCGTTCCGATGGTAAGACAACCTTCTTCAATAGTATGGTGACTAATCGCTTCATTAAAAGAGGTGCTAAGTTTGGGCTTATTTATAGGTTCGACTATGAACTAGGAGATATACCAGATAAGTTCTTCAAAGATTTACACGAGAACTTCTTCCCAGATTACCACATGACAGCTAAGCCAGCGGCTAAAGGTAAGTACTATAATTTGTACTTAAATGAGGTTCATTGTGGTTACGGGTTGGCACTCAATAATGCAGACAGCATTAAGAGATACAGTCACATGTTCTCTGATTGTGAGTGCTTACTAATGGATGAGTTTCAAAGTGAAACCAATCATTACTGTGACAACGAGATAACTAAATTCCGAAGTGTACACACTTCTGTAGCTAGAGGTCACGGTAAGCAAGTTCGTTATGTTCCAGTGTATATGCTTAGCAACCAGATAACCTTACTCAATCCATATTACACCACCCTTCACATTTCAGATAGGTTACGTGAAGACACTAAGTTTTTACGTGGTGATGGATTTGTAATGGAACGTCACTTCAACGCTAGTGTTGCACAAGAGCAAAAGGTCAGTGGTTTTAATAGAGCCTTTAGAGACGATAACTACATTGATTACTCTGGTGAGAACGTATACTTAAATGATAACAAGGCATTCATTGCCAGTGTAGAAGGCAAGAACCGTTACATTTGTACGATACGTTACATGGGTAATGAATATGCAATCAGAGAATATGCTGAACTTGGTATCATGTATTGTGATGACCACGCTGACTCAACATTCCCATTAAAGATTTCTATTACAACAGAAGACCACAACATCAATTTTGTGATGTTAAAGAGAAATGATTTCTTCCTTTCTCAGATGAGATATTTGTGGGAACATGGTAGCTTCAGATTTAAAAACATTCAGTGCAAAGAAGCTATCCTCAATGCGTTAAAATATTAGGTATCTCCCTAAGACTGCCATAATGAATGATGCTGGGTAGCACTGGTGGAATAAACAGCCAGCGGAATTTGTCATACTATGCGGTGTGCTTTATGTCATCTTAGGTAAAAGATATAATAGATTAGGCTAGGGAACAATTGTTACAATTGCCCTAGCCTTTTCTTATTACTAAAGTGGTAGTCTCTTTCTGTGCGTTGTTAGTATATCATTGATACGTGCTTCTGTCGTTGCTTCGTTAATCTCTTTTGTTATGGTTTCAATGTTTGGGTAGTTTAAGTCTCTCGCTATTTGTATGTATTTCTTTTTAACTTGTTTACTAACCTTTGGTTTCTTCATAGTCTACCTCATTTCGTAGCTTGTGTTCACTAATAGAATACCACCCTTAATTCTCTTAGGCATTAATTTACCAGTAATCTTTAAACCTTGTGTGAACGAACTGTAATCCCTCACAATTGGTTTACCTTTACCATTGTCATCAAATAAGAAAAGGCGTTCTTCTTCGGTTCTCTTACTATCTAAATCATGTGTAGCAGTTCCCTCAAAAGATAGGTTCAATAAGTCTTTACACTTCTTCGGCATACCAGCACACTTAATGTTGTGGTATGGCTTCTTGGGTTCATCCAATTCTTCTACTGGTACAAGGTCTTCATGTGTTACATGTTCAATGTATGTCTTTTGTCTAACAAAAGTTGCTTTATCCCAGCAAGTCTCCAGCTTCCAACAGCAGAAATTTTTAGGGTGAACTGTGATACCAACAATTTCTTCTGGCTCTAAGTCACAGTGGATACTATCTGTGTCGGCATAGATAAATCCTCTTTCATTCACACCATGATAGTTAGCTTGTGCGGCACGAATCGTAAAGTTTCTTGCGTAGGATGTAATAGCAGAACCAACAGCAATATAACCAGCCTTCTTTTCGTTTGCTATTACTGGCTTAAATCCTACAACACCATCGTCCTTAATGTATGCAACCTTGAATGAACTGTCAGTACTACTTGCCATCTTACCATACAGATTATTCAAGAACAGTTTAGCTTGCTCACGTTTAGCCCCCTTACTGTTCTTCTTTATCTCAGCCCAGTAGTCAATGTATTCATCGAAGATGCCTAATTCTGTGTAGAACCAGCAACCGTCTAGAATTTCAAAATCATAGAGGTCATAGTGTTCCTTAATCAACTGGTAGTCTGTACACGTTAACGTTAACTCAACTATTGTAGGAATAAGGTTTCCATCTTCGTCTCTCCAATGTGATACATAACGCTGGTTCTCTTCATCCCATACGTCAGAAGTCTCAAGCATTTCTGTGGCGTCGTATAAGAATGAATGTTTAATCTGAATGAACGGTAACTTGTCTGGCTTAATCTTGAACCTACAACGAACTCTAACAAAGAAGTATCTGTCATCTGCCGTGGCTTCATCTGGTATGAAGTTGCCTTTCCAGAATGTGGGTAAACCAACTGGGTAACGGTTACCACTTTCAGAGTGCATCATACTAGGATATAATGAGTTAACATCTGCGGTCGTTCCCTTCCTAAATGGTCTACCCTCTTTACCTCTTACTAAGTAACACCAACCACCTTTGTATGACCTACGGATGTACTGGTCAACATTTGAACTGCCATACAATCTAGGGTCAAGTTCAATGACAGTTAAATCTGGGAACATTTCATCGTAGTCTAAAACGTTCTTGGTAGAAGTTCTGCATTTTTCCTTGTATTCTGCTAAGCAACAAGAACCTATTGTCAGTCTATCGTGCCCCTCTGTGAACATCATTTCTAACGCTTCTTTTACAACCAGAACATCGTTAGCAATATACTTAGCTTCTTCTGGTGTAATCTCACAACCAGCATATCGTAAACCTTCATACTCCATGTCAAGTTTACGGTGTTTGGTTTTGAAGTTATCACCTATCACCTTTACTGAAAACGGAAGTAGTTTTAAACTATCTCTTATCTCAATAATGTGGTTGTTAACCTTAATGGTAATGGTGTACCACTGACCACGTGCACTAATTGAATACTTAAAGCTGTTATTGTCCATCTTATGATTAGGCAACTGCTTATACGTTTTAGCTGTGGGGTTGTAGATGATGGCTTGTTTAAAGTGTAACTTTGTTAGAAGATAATCAAGCCAGAAGGAACCATCGAACTTTAAGTTATGGTAGTAGGCTGTTATATTACAGTCAAGGGATTTAAAGTATTCAAGCTGTTCGTCAATACTGTGGAAGATTTTTACGTCTTCTGTGTACAACTCAACCGAAGCACTAGCCCATACTTCTGTAAATGTCTGACCCTTGAAAACAGTGGTTTCAAAATCACACATGAACACTCTACTCTTGCGTTGTCTCATGTGCACTACCTCTCTAGTAGTTAATTAGTATTCGTTGAACTCTCCTATCTCCAAGGCTTCTGATATTCCGTTAAGGTATTCATCACCTTGGTCTGGTAGAAACGTTGTAAGTGATTCCAAGAAATCTGTGGTGTCTTGCTGGTTGTAGAATATCTCTATCCTAACAATCTTACCATTCTTAGCACCCTCTTCAATCATTACAGCTGTGTCGTGCTTACCATTGTCAGCTATAATACGGTCTAACCAGTTGTAGGCTATGTGTACAATAAATTCTTTTCCAGTTCCAGCTAGTGCGTTCTCAACTTGTACCAACTGTGAACGGAAGTTAGATATAA